TCATTTAGCGTCTTGAGGTTTTCGCCCAAAGACGTTAGGGTGATGGCTTGTACCTTATCTAATTCATCTAACTCGCCACTCCACGCTTGTAATGATTTCAATACATCTCTACTGACTTCTTTCCACGGCCCGTCTACACCCCTAGCAAGATCACCTAATGTGCTGAATATCTGATCTGCAAGTGCTTCACGTAAAGCCCCCTTCTCGTCCATCCCCAATTTTTGCAGTTCTTTGGCTTTCTCTTGTACAACCTTTTTTGCAACCTCGACAGCTCTACCCACACCATCTCTAGTGTCTATGGCCATTTGCCTTTCCCACTCGCCTGTAAAAACCTTACCGCCCTTCCAGAAGGTGGCCATAAATCTACCGAGAACACCCATCTCCTCCATAAACGAATTAAGGGCGGGAAGAACTTTCGCTACGATTATGTTAGCCGACAGCCCTAATTCAACCTTCATGTTGGCAATCTCGGCATTTAATCTCTCGTACTTAATAGCGGTTGTCTCTGTTACATCCCCCATCTCCTTCATGGACTCGGTGGCTATCTCGCCCACCGCCTTAGCAACATCACCCACCGTGGCCCCTGAGTGCCCTACGTTTTCGAGTTTCTGGCGAAGTTGAACGGCTGAAATACCCAAGTTGTCAAGTATCAATGGAGATTTTCTACCGATACCTATTACAATAGAGTTAACTAAATAGTCAACACTCTCACCCGTTTCCTGCGCTCGTTTGGTGGCAAACTTCAGAAGCGAGGCAAGCTCGGCAGCCCTACGCATCAGGTCTAGTTTAGAAACCGTTCCCGCCGTAGCTCTTTCTAAATCACTTAGAAAACTTATGTTGGGTTGTATCCTCTCAAAGGCAACGGCGACACCCTCCATCTGGGCAGCTAACTTGGAAGCCTCGGAAGTGAATCTCATAATACCTCTAACGGCAAAAGCCCCGGCAATCATACCGCCAAGACCCTGCACACTCTTGGAGAATTTGTTGACTGACTTGCGGGAGTTACCAATACCTTTCTTGAACGCTGAATTGTTCAATCTGAGCATTGTAGTGATTGTGCCTAGTGATCTGTTTGCCATGTTATGATTTCTTTACCGCTTCCCTGTATTCCTCAATTTTCTTTACCTCATTGGTGAAGTCGGGGGCGGCACCATCCTCAGGCAACTTCATTAAGTCGGTAGGCTTAACCTGTTTATCTTTTGGGCCTCTTGGTGCGTTGTAAACCGCCGCCGCTAACCACCTCGTCCTCCTCCAATCATCGTATGTTCTTTCTACGTAACCTCTGTGGGCGTTTAATATCTCCTGAATAGTCATCTGCCAAAAGTCGGTGTGTGTTATGCCTATCTCACCGAAAGCAATGGCCTGAAGCTCATCAAAAGTTATTTTTTTTTACTATCTTCCTTGACCACTTCAGAGTCGCCATTAAAGGCATCGAACATCTTACCAATCAATTCAGCGTCATCGTCAATCATATCGCCCACCTCCTCTTTGCTCTCTACCTTGCAGTCCACTTTGGCAAATCTAGCACCATCCATAAAACCGGCATATATGAAAGCCAACAGCTCTGATAATTGTAAGTCATCAAGCGACTCTAGGCTTTTCATCACCACGTTCATCGTCTTGCCCGTCAGATCACCAAAGAGGGCCAACGCATTCATCCCGTACCTTACGGGAAGTTTACCTTTCTTAGTTTCTACTATCATTCTACTACCATATTACCTGAACACTGAATGCTATAAGCTCCCGTTACCAGATCCCCGGAGGTTCCACCGGTCAAGGCTAAAGAGGTAATTACACCGTCACCCTCAAGGAGTGCCGATGGGGAGGCTCCGCTATAAACAGTCACCTCGACAAGCGTTCCTGCGTTCATATGTGTAAATAAGTTTGTAAAGTTTGCCAATGTGGATGAGGCTAAATAATCCCCGGATATGGTGCAGCTCACCTTTCCCGCGATAAAAGTAGCGTTAAGCCCATCTGTCTGGCTGGTTGTTTCTCCAGCCTCACCGGAGAAGTCGATACTGACGCTCGTAGCCTCAGCAATAATCGCCTCTACGGACGTATGCAATACCTTCAGAACTAACTAATCTCCTCGTAGTGCCATGTTTTAATTTTTATGTAAATTTTAATTGATATTCTTGTGTCATACCATATTTTCTCAAATCGTCTATATAGAAATCGTTTAAATTATATTCTTGTGTGATTGCGTATTTGTTTAAATCGTACATATATTCATCACCCTCGGATAGCCAATTAGCCACCATTAATGTCTCGGTGTCATAAGACCCCGTGGCTCCCTCTACCCCCGCAAACATCGTGTCTGCTAAAGCTATGCAGTCGCTTAATGTGTTGGCGTATATCTCAAGCGTTAGATCGACCTCCGTAGGGCCTATGCCATCTTGTGTCCTTATAGGCGAGCGGCGCATAGTAAACACAACATAAGGGTCCGTTAGCTCCTGTTGTGCAACAAGTGGAAACACATCGGCCTCAGAGTCGTTCAATAAATCATATACCGCTTTTCGTATGCTCATCTGTTCATTATAAGTCGTCTCAACTCAAGAAATGTTGCCGTTTCCACCCTATGTCTGGCGGCCCACATAACTTGCCTAAATCTTGTTCTCTTTATCCTTCCCTTAGAGTATTCAAGCACGTTGGCTATCCTACCACTAATACGCATCTTTTTATGATCCATGCCGGGAGCGTTCCACTTAAACGGAACCCTCGGCCCTACATAAACGGCAGATAAATGTCTCTGTCTAGCCACCTTGGTTCCCATAGACCTTATAAGCGGTCCCGTAGTAACCGGGGCGGCCCTCTTTAATGCGGGAACTAAAACACGCATCCCCGCTTTGCGAAGGATAGTGTTCGTGTTCTTACGCTGTACCTTCAGCTCCAACTTCTGTAACTCCCTGAAGAAGGAACTAGCATCAACGTCCCACATCTTGCCGGGCTGTCCTTTACCCGCTTTCCATGCCGTAACGACCTTATTCGATACCCTCGGTTCCCAATCACTCATCATCGTAGGCTTGAACGGTCAACGTAATATGCAACCGACCCTCCTTACGTATGCTGCGAATATCATGGTACTTGTTGTCGTGGCTCACCCGCATCTTAGTCGTTACATCAGGCGCATCATGGGCGTGGTACTTAAAAGCACGTGTGTCTGTGTAAACAGGCATCTCGCTCTCATAATCTATCACACCGCCCTCATCAATCATTTCAGCCCACAACGTCTTATAAGTAGTCCACGTTGGGTCTCTCTCGCCGTAGTCATCAGCCGACACAACCTTTTGCTGTATAACTATCTTATCATTATAGGCCATAGCTGCGGTTTGCGTCTATGGTCTTGTCAAAGAACGAAAGCCTCTCTGTAACGGGGTCGTTGGGATTTTCGTACATCCTGTAAACCCACGACAGAACAGCCTTTTTAACATCAAAATCAATAGTAGTATAGCCTGCTGTAAAAGTGATCATAAACGCATCGTCCCTCCGAAACGTGGAAGGTATGTCTGTTATCTGTATCACCGCAGGCCGTGGGTCCCAACTAATACTCCCCGTATTTACATTGGAAAAATACTTATCGGTAGAAAGAGTTTGAAAAGCATTGTCGTCATCATAATACTGAAGTGCAGAAATACCCGTGATAGGGTACTTCCACATCTCAATAAATTCATAACCTCTATCTAAAAACGCTTTCCAGGTTTGAGAAGATAAACACACATTGGCCGCTTTTTCAAACGCCCTAACGCCGCCCCAAATCAAATCCTCAATAAGAGAATCACGGTCTGAGCCGGTTACGGCTAAAGAATCCTTCGCATCCGCTACGCTAATAGGCAGAGTTGTTGCGGTTTTGTAAATCTGATATGTGTTTACTCTTACTCTCATCTCTCAACGGGTCTGGTATAGGTTTTCTTGGCTCTGGTATCCTTGACCTTTGCGGGCTTCTCCTTGTCAATCTCCGGGCATTCAAATATACCCGGAGACTCGGCAATTATCCTCTTCGCCTCAGATACCTCTAACATACTATAAGTACCTGGTGAGCGTGGAAACCCATACTTGCGCCGTGGGCTAATTACCCACTTAACTCGAACCTTCATTATGCGCCTTTAAGAACATCAATCTTAGCAAAGCTCTGTCCGTGCTTCAGTTGTACGTCAAAATACCCGGCGATAACTACGCGTACCTCAGCGTAAGTATCTCTGGAGTAAGGATTTATGAGTAAATCAATTCCACCCCATTGCCCGAACATTAATTCTGCCCAGTTACCATATAAAACGCTGGCATTTGTCAGAACATTAGTGGTTAACGCTCGGTAGCCGTTGACGGTTCCACCCAGAATAGGATCTTGCATCCAGATATATCCACCACCAACAGAGTCGGCAGAGGTAATCTTCAGTTGAGCGGCAGCACTTGTCGTCATGATATAAGCCATCTTAGCGGCTAAAGCATTATCGGCAGCTACCATCTTCTCCATGTTCACAATGTTAGTCCAACTTGCGAGAGTTGAAGTTGAACCGTGATGAGCGTCATTAACATTACTGGCATTTAAGATACCAACGGGCACTTGAGAAGTACCATCACCCTCAAGGGCGGCGGCTTCCAGTGCGTTAGCAATTGAATAACTCAGGGTGTCGCTTACAATCTTGTCAATATCCAAAGTAGATTGTCTCAGCAGTTGCATTGAGTAAACGGTGTAGGCCGTCAGCCTGTGTGGCACCAGGGTCGGACCCTCAAATGTAGGATCTGACTGTGTGGCTACCCCACCCTCAGTACGCCACGTGGCTACGGAGTCGGTGGCGAGTCTTGGAATCTTAACATCCCCAACAAGCCCGGACATAAATGTAGCACCCGCACTTATTGTAGCCATTGTATTCTTAAGACTGTCAATGAAACTTACTGTATCTTCCGCGACAGTGTATCCACCTGCGGCATCCGTGGTGGCTTGTAATGTAGCCCTGTGGTTAAGATACATAAGTGGAATACCAGGCCCTGAAATCTCACGGCCTGTGCCCTTTGCTTCCCTGATGGCTTCCTGGTGCATCTCACCTTCGATACCGTCAAGTTTACCTTCGCCATTCTGCGCTTGGGCTTTCTTCAGGATGGCCTTACGGATAGAATACTTATCAAGGCTTTTCTTATCCTTATCAGAAACATCCTGAGCCGGTGCGCCCGGTAACGCTTCGGGTGGCATAGCTTCCTTAATGCCCTCTTTAACACCGTCAACGATGGCCTCCTTCAGCCCTTCGGTGTCAAGTTTTACTTCATGTTCGACCTTACTAGTTTCAGGAAGGTCATTCTCTTTTTTAACTTCCATTTTATTTGATTTAGTGACCTGTTCAGTAAGGTCGGTTTGTGTTTGTTCTTTAAATTCTGGCATGGATGTTCTACTCAACACTCCGGTTAATTCTTTCTCTTCGATCCTAAACTCCACCCCTTGCACGGCCTTTGTCATGCTATCCCAATCTTTTTCCGTAGATTCAAAACTACGCAAGGCCAATGCCTCCGGGTTACTAGGAACCGTAACTAAGGAAATCTCCATTAGCTCAATATCATCGAAGTAGTACGTATCAGACTCCTCCTCTGGGTGGCCTCGCTCCTCATCCTGACCCCAATGGCCGTTATGCTCCACGAAGCCAACCGAGACAGCGTTAAGTGTCCCGGCCTGTACCTTCTTATATAGCTTATCGGCTAATGCGTTCACCTCTTTGGTCTCAAAGTCGATTGTCCCAACCAACCTACCATCTGATTTCCAGGCTTGTGCCTTTCCAATTATCATATCGGGGTCGGGGTCGCCATAGGCTCTATGTTGAAAGGAGGCTATACCGTTTTTATTGAAGTTATCTAACCGCCAACCCTCCGGTGCTATCCGTGTGCCGTGTCGGTCTTTGGAGTCCGTGGAGAAGATAAACTTAACTTGTCTATCCTCGCTAGACGCTCTTACCTCTGCGAATTGTCTTTCAATCTTCATTAGTAGGTGTATTTGATGTGGTATTGGGATTCTCCAAAATATCCGCAGACGGATCATCTATTGGGTTGTCACCGTTCTTTTTTCTTAGTTCGTTTGTAGTGTACATCTTGCTTTGCTTCATGGCTACTATCCATGCGGCCCTGGAAGCTGTGTCGCCCCTTAGCATACCGTCAAGGTTAAACCTGATAGCTTTTTTCCCTAAATCGTCTCCCAGAAGTTTCAATTCAAGTTCATGCTCATATCTCTTGACCATCGGCCTGAGTGAGTACTTCACAAACTGAATATCGCTGTGTTCTATGTTGGAGAATGTAGCCCTGCTTAAATCGGCTAATAGGTGAGGGGGAACCCTGAATACCCTGGCTATGTCTTGTAATTGGAAGGTGCGCGTAGCAATAAACTGAGCATCCTCCATCGGTATCTTGAGCTGCTTGTATGACTTACCCATATCCAGAACGGGAGTGCCGTAGTTGGCGTTCTCTGCCCACCGCTTCGCAAAAGCGTCCATCGCATCCGCCTCCATGCGTTGCTCAGTTTCAATAACGCCCTTTGAGTGTCCTCCCTTGTCGAAGAACTCCTTACCAAACGCCTCAGCCGATTGTGCGATGGCAATAGTATCGTTAGCCAGTGATATTCTACTTTGGCCTACATAACCATCAAATGAAATGTCTTTGAAGTGCAGAAACTTATCTGCCTTGTGTGTCCCGTCTAGCTGTGCAACCTTTGTGCCAGTAACCTTATAGGACACTTTACCATCTACTATAACCTCTACCCTACTAGGGTGTATGGGTGTTAACGCTCTTACCTCCCCTTTTACTTTGGAAATATAAACGTAAGCATTGCCCCACAAGTCTAAATGGGTGTTTACCAACTCCCAGAACGTGAAAGCGTTCATGAAGTCGTTAGGTTTGTATGCTAGGATGTTATAAAGTGGGTCGTTGAAGATTTCCTTACGCCCATCGGTGGTAAGCTCGAATATTCCCTTCGGAAAGGACGCTAAAAGCTCAGAACGTAAAGATACAGCCGCGAGAACGCCTGTGAATTTCATGGAGGCTTCCTTGCCGATAACACCCCCGTCTCTGGAATCAATAAGCTCTGAAAGAGTCCCATTGATGTCCCAATTAGCTATACGAGTCTCAAGCCCCTGAAGTTTTAATTCAAGAGCCTTGACCCGATTGGATTTAAACGGATTGCGCGCCATATGTGTGCAATTTGCACATATATAGCTGACGCATCAACCCCCGTTGGGGTGTAAATGAAATTATGGTTTAAATACGTAATCCTTCAGGAAGCGTTTGCCTTGTTTCCTAAATTGCTTCTGCTTGTAATCACGTACCTTTGCGAAATTCTTATAGTCTAAGTACCTGGTTTTGCCAAAGAACAGATAATATTCATCATTCACGGCCTCGAAAGCGACCTTACATCCCTGCCCCGCACGGATACCCTCAAAGTATGCGCTTATGAATCCATCCTTGTCTAGTAACTGTATCGCTCTCTCTGGTATCATTTTCCAAACATTTTAACCATTTGCTTTATAAAGCTCGGTACTATAACGCTATCGCCTATATTCATGAACTTGCACTCAAATTCCTTGCTGAAATCCATCTTAGGCTTATGGGTGTAAATATCCGACTGCAACCCCTCTGGAATTATAACCGTTTCCTCTGAAAAGAACGATTGATACAGCCCTGTGGCTAATTTGGGCACTTTTTTAAGGTTTACCCTGTTAATTACCTCTTTTAGCCTCGTTTTTGTCATTAATCGGGGTAAATGTGTCTCCCAATCGTATGTTTTAAGCCCCCTATCGTACCTTTCCGCTATAATATAGTCATAAGTGGCTAACCAAATGCGCTTATAAGGCGTTCCCCCGTCCCTCGTTTGGATGTATTTATAGGGGTTTGTCACCTCACACCGCCCATATGTAACCTTCATTTCCTCATAAGTGGTGGGCTGAAGGATAAAAACATCGTCATAAATAAGAATAAACTCCTCATTTACCTCTGAATTGAACAAAACCTCGTATTTATTCATGAAATCCCAATGTCTGGGCTGTCCTGTTTCGTCATCTAGCTCTACAACGGGCGGAGCGGGTAGGTGTGTTACGCCCTCTAGTTCGGGATCGTCACCTATCACGAAACAGCGCACATCGCCCTGGTAGTTCTTTTTTACACTCCTGATTGAGTAGTCTAACTCGTTCCACTGGTGCCCAAGTGCCCACGCGGAGAACTTTTTGGCATAAGGCCATACAAAATCCATTATACTATAATTTTATCTAATCGTGTAGTTATAACTATAATTGTTGTGCTTTCCCCCGATGATTCAAATATTAAATTTTCACCGTCTGGTGGGCGTTGGACAATACCTCCGATTAATTGAAGATGAACCGTAACATCATCATTATTGTCGCTTTCAAATGTTTCTCTGGCTAATTTAACAGCCTGTTCAGCCACTATTAAACTCCTTTCTGTGCTTTCTCTTATTGAATATTTCATATTTTCCTCCCTACTATTTTGTTACCTAAATTGTTATCGTGTATCACCATGTATGCAAGTATCTTGTTAGTTGCAAACCTAGATATAAACTCCCCCACCATCTTAGTGTGTGGCCGGGCATAGCAGTTCTTGTCTTTGCTTACCAGGCTTAGAAAGGGGCTGTTGGGGTGTGGTCGCTCCCACCCATCCTTAACCGTGCCTGATGACCACGCCTCACCCTTATAGAGTTGATGATACCTTAAATCTATTACCATCTCCATCTCTTTGGCCTTATTCTGTATGGCTTTGACGGCTCCGGGCAGGTATATATCATCATTATCTAAGCGTGTTGTTATCGTCCACCCGTCAGGCTTGTACGTGTTGGGGTGTTCGTGCGTTATAGTCATTCGCGAATCGCGAATTATGGATTGAAGGTATCTGTTGGGGGTGTTCTTATCCATAGACAAGATCCACTCAAAATCCTCATTCTGTGAGAGTACACTTTCACGGGTACGCTCAAATAACGGCATTCTGCGAGCCATCCACTCGTCCGCTCCCGGCTTATCGTACAGCCCCAGGTTAAACCTAGTTAGTATAACGTGCTTTAATTTTTGCAAGCTCATTGGCTCTCCATTTTTTTCTGTTCCTACGATAGATAACTGATTTGCCGCCCTGCCACATCCTGTAATGATAAACCTCTTTGTCTATGTAGCCCGGCTTATATCCTAAGGCGAACAGTAAAAGGTGCATATCGTATTCTTCGCCTGTTTCTAGGGTTACATCCATGCCACCTATATCATCTAAGACATCCTTACGGTACAGAGTAGATCCCATATGTAAAGCATAGTGGTTAAGGTTACTCTTAAAATCCAGGTAGGGTGGTTTGTAGATATAAGGCTCAGAACACATCTGCCACACGTTACCTACTATCCACGGATGATCGCCTATGCCATCAGCTAGATGCTGTAAAGCGTCAAGGGGCAGGTAGTCGTCATCCTGCACCATCTTGATAAACTCACCCTTCGCCTGTCGGAGTCCGTTGTTGAAGTTCTCAGGTAAAGTTCCGGGGCCGTGCGCCTCTATAAGCTCGAAGTCTTTATAGGTCTGATTCTTGATTGAGTCAAGGCACTTGCCTAGCCATCCCCTGTCCTCTTTGTATGGTACTATTACGCTAATCATAATATGAAGTTATTACTCTGCAAATCTCTCTTATCTGCGGTATGGTTAAATCTTGGTGGCACGGGACATAAAGCCCATTCTTTTGTACATTGACAGCATTAGCCAAGAACCTCTCACCGTACTCCTTTTTATAGAAGGGTTGGTTGCCGATAGACCCCGCAATAATAGGTCTAGTCTCTATATCGTGTTCCTGTAAACGCTTGGCTATATTATCCCTTAAATTAGGAATTGCGCTCTCATCGTCAAACGTTACAATGATAGGATAAGCCAAAGCGGATATTCTGTGAAACCACGCCACCTGCGGCACCCACATACCCTTATTCTTTATAATATCCCGGTATATTTTGAAGTTCTCAAATCGGCAATTAGCCACATAGTCTAATTTTTCAAGTTGCCACAATCCAAGAACCGCCTGTAAATCTGTCGGCCTTAGATTGAACCCCGGCACGTAGAACGTAAACAGATCCATGAAGTCGTCAACATCCCACTCCTCCCGTAACGCCTTTTGGGTTGGTTATACAACTCGGTATCATCGGTGGAAATCATGCCCCCCTCAATGGTAGAAATCTGGTGACTGAAGTAAAGGGAGTAACTAGCCATACGCCCCACATCCATAAAACTTGACTTGAGTGCTATACGCCCATGCCCTGATAGGCTCCCAAGAGACTCGCAGTTATCCTCTATTAAATGCACATCGTATGACTTACATAAACGCCCCACGCTTGCCATGCACGGGATAAGGCCAAGCGCACTAATAGACAACACCGCATCAACATCACCTATCTTTAATTCCTCCTCTAAGTGATCCAAGTCTAGCGATAAATCATCCATGTTGCAGTCAATCAACACCGTTTCAATGCCTAGCTGAATCAGGGGTGCAACGGTAGTACTCCACGACAAAGCCGGGACTGCCATTCTCTTTATGCCGTACTTGTATTTAAGGGCATATATCATCAGTAGGTTAGCAGACGAGCCGCTATTAACAAACACGGAATGTTTAACACCCATCCACTTAGAAAACTCCTGTTCAAACTCTAGGGTTTTCTCACCCATCGTTAGGTGTGGGTAAGTTCCAAGCCACTCTCTGAGGTTGTCTATCTCATCGTGGGAGATGGTGTCGTTGACTAGCTTAATCATTGCACAATTTTGTTTATTACCCACCCATCAATATGATAGGCGTAAATCTTACGGCGGGGTCTCCAAAACCTTCGTGACCCCTCTAGTTCGCAACTCCACGGCGATTCATCGTGTTGCAGAACCTCAAGTAAGAAATCTTTCTTATAGATATTAGGGGAAAAAGAAACAAGATAGGGGCTGCGTAACGAAAGTCTGTAAATGGCTCTGTTAAAAAGGCGGTCTACCGTCTCATACACCGCCCTGGACTCTCTACTCATGATACGCAAAGCGTCTGCATCAACAGCCAAGAACCACCTATACAATGCTATAAAATCTAGGGTTATATTCTTCTGTGGTATCTGGTCGTCCAGCCACACAAAGATATACTCTTCGGGGATTTGTTCTATCTGCACCTGAAGCTTGTAGGTCCAATGCTCCGCCCCAACGCATGGGTGGAATATCTGTATGAAGTCGTTATCTATGGCGGGTAGCTCCTCGCCACACCAATAGACGGGTACGTCAATATCCCAATGCTCCATCCAGGCATCGTGCCACTCCTCCCATACGTGGGCGTACTTGTCACAAGTCACGTAGGCTATCGCTAGTCTATCCATAATCTCTAATCTTTATTGCATCTTCTTCGCTTAATCCCCATCCTATACATCCCATTGGGTCCCAATCTGCAACTTCCAA